AAGCTGGTGGGCAAGTCTGTGCCTCTGTAGTAGACACAGGGATAGGGCCAGTCTTTTCGTTCTTGGATTTAGGGGTCAAGTGTACTTGATAAGTCATAGCATTACTCCATAAAAGGTTGAACTTCAAAGTCATCCGTAAGCCAACGTATATCGTTGGTTCTCACAGATTGCAACAGCATTGAGCCAGTAGGCCAAGCTGGTACACGTTTAGGCAAAGGCAACACAAGCCACAGCGTACCATGCTCATTGACACGGTTCTTGCCATGCCTTGTTTTGCCAAGCAAAGATATTATCTTTCCCTTTATCATTACACCCACTCCATATCATACGCTTCTTCCAGCCAACGCATAGCTGTACCTATGTCACTGGCTCCGACATCCATGCAAGCATTGATGGCTCTATCTTCCATCTCACGCTCATGACGTATTTCTTCCTCAAGGGAACGCTCTAAACGAGCGACCTCAAGTTCAAGGTCAGCGATGGAATACTTCTCATAGCCCATGCCACGAGGACGTACACCATGCACTTCCTTGAACAAGTCCCACAAGGTTTGCACCAACTCATTTTTGTAATCAGTTTCTGTATTCATCTTAATCTCCGATTTTCAAGTTCACTTTTTAATTCAGCCAAATATCCATACTGAGACGGAGTGCTTGGCGGGTCAGTAACAAACGCATCAATAGCCGCTTGTATATCATACACACCGCCATCTGCAATTTCATCAGCAGCATCATGCATCCCTTGATTGAACTCGTACTTATGGTACAGTTCACAATAACACTCACCACACAGATAATCGTCGTCATCGGGTACGAACATTAAGTTGTTTTGGGTATCACAACAAGCACATTTTCTACTCATTTCAAATCTCCGATAAAGCGTCCAATGTTGGACAGTTGGTAGTGGATATAAGTAAATACACTTATCACTAATGTTCTAAGTGTATTTACGTTATACACACTAAAACAAATTGTCAAGCAATTCTTTTGCCTTTGCTTTAGCATAGTCAGCTTGCCAAGCCTTAGCTTGTCCTGTGATATAGACATGGAAATCAGGACGTGTCTCAGGCTCATAGCTACGGCTATAGGCTTTAGTGTCCATAGCTTGCCAGCTAGAGCCTAAAGGCTTGTGCTTACCCATTGGTGTTATGAACTTACGAGCCATGTGATAATCTCCGATAGAAAGTGTCCAATGTTGGACAGTTAGACTGTAGCTTATGCTACAGCCTTTAAGTTGTCAGTAGCTGCTTGCTCAGGTAGCAACTGCGCTGTCTCAGCGTCAGTGAAGCAATCAATTTGCTCTTTAAGAGCAGCACGAAAGTCAGCTAGTGTGAGATTGTTTAGCTGTAGCTGCAGCACTACTTCAGTAGCAATGTCCATTGCTGTAGTAGTAGCTTTAGCTTTCCATGCTAACTCAAAATCAGCTTCTGCTTTAGCAGCTTCTTCAGCTTCTAATGCTTTAGCAGCTTCTTTCTCAGCTTTAGCTGCGGCTTGCTTTGCATCCTTCTCAGGCTTGTCTACTGCGGCAAGCAATGCTGTGGTAGATGAAAACCTTTTGCTTTCGGCAATCTCACCAATGGTTTTGCCATCCAAGTGAGAGACTGGTGTATTCCAATCACGGGCTAGTCTCTCAGCCTCAGAACGGCGGCGGCGGTCAATACCATTAATGTTATTCACATTAAGAGTTTTGGATGGAATCTGCTTCTGTGAAGCATCCAAAGCACCACGCAACTTGCAAAGCAAATCACCAAGCGGCTTATCAAAATCCAAGATGGATTTAGCATTAGCTTTCTCAATACGTTTCCAACGTAGTGATAACACTTTGCCAATGTCATTGTCCTTAGACAAAGTTGCAATGTCAGTTGAAGCTGAAAGCTGTGTAGTTGAGTTTTGCATTTCGTAGTCTCCTTGTTCTACTAATATAAAAATTAATTACTCACCATAACTGGTGATTAATTTTTATATGTAGAACTAAAGAGGTTGTTTGTCAACCCCCCACCCTACCCTATAGGGGTAGTATGCTCCACCATTGCTATGTTGCCTATTTTTTGTGCAACACTACTTCTATCATATAAAATATGATGGCAACTGATAACATAACAGTTGGCTACCTCGCATATCTAGGCACACAGCACATGATACACACATCATGTTGTGCCTCATGCACACATCATGCCCACATTATGCGCAGACACAGGCACATATGCGCACACATAACGCATGAGACGAGGGGACGGGCAGGAGCCACCCCCGGTATAGGCGTACGTATATACATAGAAATACACAGATCAGGTAAATTAAGTGTTAACCACAAGTGCAACTGACAATATCTATATGCTCAAGTATTGTGCAATACTGCCTAAATAATAGGCAACTATATATTTATTTAATAATTGTGCTTGACGGGGGTTGACAAGAAGTGGTATAATATGTATAACTACACTACACTATAAGTGATACAGTAAAAGTGTTTAATTACTAATTTAAAAAAACTCTTAAACGATAACACTTAAATGTATTTTCTTTGTTAATACATTTTAACTATATCACTTAACTATATCCCCGACATGTGCTAATTAATTTCTATCCTACGTAAGAAAGTTCTTGACAATGGCTAAGAAATCTGTAAAACTATATACAGATAATGTACTTGATGCATTCTATGATGCTATTCGTACCAATACATTAGATCGCCTACACATACCACATAGTGATGTGTTTTATGTGCGTAATGCATTGGATACTAAGTTTGCTCCACGTACTTTTACATTAAAAGAAACCGAAGACTATATGAGACTAGAGGGATGGAAAGAACGAGATGAGTGATGGACTTCTATACCTTTTTTGTCTTCTTCTCCGTAATCGTAACACCGGACGGAGAAATTAAGTCATTCTCTAAACACGTAGAGAGTTGTCCTACGTGGGAGATTGTAAAAGAATTACACGAACCTAAAGTAGAGGCAGGTGAAATAGTAGACTGGGGTGCTACGTGCTTAGAGACTAAGCTACCACTAAAAGCACCACCATCTGATGATGCAGTACCTACTACGCCCCCTGTACCCCTAGAGAAATCTAAGCCTAAAGGAATAAGCACATAACATGGCTATACCCGAAAGAGTAAAGACAAAAATGAAGGAAGAGGGGCTGTCTGGCGTTAATAAGCCGAAGCGTACTCCTAATCATAAAACTAAGTCACACTGCGTAATGGCAAAAGAAGGTGACACATATAAATTCATTCGCTTTGGACAGCAAGGCGTTAGTGGTGCTGGAAAGAATCCTAAGTCAGCGAAGGATAAGGCACGTAAAAAGTCCTACTATGCACGTCACGATGCACAGGGGAAACCGACCAGCAAGCTGTCAGCGAAGTATTGGTCACATAAAGTTAAATGGTAATTTGAAAGGAACTCACCTATGGCTTATAAAGTAAAAAGCGGTGACACGCTGTCACAAATCGCTAAAAATATGGGTACTACCCTCAAGGCATTGATGGCAGCAAATCCTCAGATTAAAAATGCTAACAAGATTAAACCGGGTCAATCTATTAAGATGCCTACAAAAACTACAACTAAAACTACACCGGGTACAACTATTATTAGTGTATTTGGTAAAGATGTTGAAGTTAAGAAAAAAGGCAATAAACACTATCGTGTAAAGAAAGATGGAAGTCTAGCTAAGAACCCTGTGTCTAAATTACAGCAGGCAAACATTGATAATCCTAAATCTAATATTGTAAAGCGCACAGGTGGTAAGACAACGACTACCACAGCATCTGCTCTGCCTAAAAGCAAGAACCCGTATGCAGGTATGTCAAAGTCGGAGATGGCTGCGATTGCTATGCCAAAGAAAAAAAGTAAAACTGCAATAGCAAATAAAAAGAAAGAGGCTAAGAAACTAAAGAACTTGGTTGCATCGGCTATTCGTTCATCTAAAAAGAATAGAGGGTAATATTATGGGACTAGGAAAACTATTTACAAAAGGTGCAAGCAAGGTACTATCCAAAGCTGATAAAGCAAAGCTGGCTAGAGAAGCTGCTAAAGCACGGAAGCTAAAAGAAAACCAAAAGAAATCTATTAATGAACTGCAAGGCATGACTAAAGCAGAACAAAAAGAAGCTGGCATGGGAACCGCAAGTGCGGGACGTAAAACGTTAGCAGAAATTGGCGGTAAAACCTCAAAACAAAAAGAAGCATACAATGCTAAAGTAAAGCAGTATAATGCTATGAAAGACAAAACTACAGAAAAAGCACAGTTACTTCGTAATTCTATTAGGGACATGAAAAAGCGACTTGGTTTTTCTACGGGGGGTATCGCTACTAAAAACTATGTTAATCCTGTTACGATTATAGACAATAGAAAGAAACGATAATGTTTGAATCTAAGTTAGACAAAATGTCTTCGTCAGAATTGCAAGCCTATGCAATGAAGTATGGTAAAGAAAACAACATGAGTGATGCTGCTGTAGCAAAGATGTTTGGTTCTAAAATTAAACAGAAGCAAGCGGAAGAGTCTAAGGGCAAAAAGAAAATGTCTAAAGGTGGTGACATGAAAAAGAAAAAAGTTCCTGTAATATCTATATCTGTAGGTATGGCTGAATTGAAAAAAGACCCAAGCAAGAAAGCTAAAATGATGCGGGGTGGGACGGCTAATAAAAAAGAACACATGTATTCGGCAGGTGGTAGTGTCACAGATAAGATGAACCCCGGCCTACGTGCATTAAATAAAACACGCCCTGATGTAGTTAAGAAAATTCTTAGTTAGCAGTATGGCTCCTAGAGTACCACGAAAGAAAGGGCAACCTGCTGGCTCTAAAAAACACAGCGACCTGTACACAGATGAGAACCCCAAGGGTACTATCAAAGGTCTAAAGTTTGCCACAGTCAAGGATGCAGAAGCATCTGTGCGTAAGATAAAAGCATCTGGACGGTCACATGCTCACAAGACACAAGCTGCTATTGCTATGGAACAACGAGCCAGAGCAGCGGGAAAAACTGCGGCAGCTAGTGTATACCGCAAGTTTATCGAATCACAAAAGAAAAAAACTCGTGCATCCCGTAGAAGCTGATATACGCAAGTGGTCAAAAGACTTTTTAGAAGTACCTAACGCAAAACTAAATGGTTTACCACCTTGCCCCTATGCTAGAAAAGCATGGGCTGATAACAAAGTAGTCTTCAGTATTAATACAGGGCTAGATGGCCTCATGGAAGAGGTCCGTAATTTTAATGACCACGACTATGAAATAGTAGTGTGGGCAGAAGAAAATTTGCCAGACATGGAATACCTAGATGGGTATTGTGATGGCATAAATGAGTTAGCGTCAGTGGCAGGTATTGATTTGCACCTGATGGTGTTCCACCCGGACTATGACGCAACAGAGGCTGGATTAGATTTCCTCGTAGATGACGGGGTTACTGATGACAGCCTATCTTATTGCATGGTTTTTGTTCAGTTGTTATCTAAACTAGACGATGCATCGTTATATCTGGAAAAGTCTAATTACTATGAGCATTTTCCAGAAGACGTTTATGAAGCCTTAGTTCTTGATAGAAGGAGATTACGAAATGGCAATGGGTAAAGCTAAGATGGCTAAAAAGAAAATGCGTGGCGGTGGTATGATGAAACGTAAAATGGCCGGAGGCGGTATGGCTAAAATGGCAAAGCGCAAAAAAATGATGGGCGGTGGCATGGCTAAGATGGCTAAGAAGAAAAAGATGATGCGTGGCGGCATGGCAAAAAAGAAGTAATGCCATATGTTAAAGATTCACCTATACATGGACAAGGTGTCTTCGCAGATAGGGACTATTCTCAAGGCGATACAATTGAGATGTGTCCCTATTTGGTCGCAGATAAAGAAGACTTTGGAGACACTTGTGTATTGCACGACTACATGTTTTATTCGCCTTATGAAGATGATGAAGACTATATTATCCCGCTTGGCCTCGCTATGGTCTACAATCATAGCAAAACTCCAAACGCTGAGTGGAATGTTGCGGATGAAGATGAAAGATTTATTAGATTCTTTGCCGTTCAAAAAATAAAAAAAGGTGAAGAAATATTACATGACTATGGCGAACCATATTGGGAAAGTAGATAATGCCTGATCTTAGTGTATCTAAATTTACAACAGAAAATAAAAGGGTAACTAGCACTTCTGCTGATGCAAGTGCAGATGTAGTATATACAGTGCCTGATAATTACAGTGCTATTGTTAGATTCTTGCATCTTAGTAACGGTACTGCTAGTACTAAGAAAGCTAGTGTTCAAATATATCATAATGATAATACTTCATATCAAACGCTAGTAAACAGCTTGAGTATGGCAGCAAATACTACACATAATATTGTGTCTGGCAATTTTTTTACTTTACATCAGAAAGATAAAATAATATCATATATAGAAAGTGGTATGACATTAGATGTTACAATATCTGTAGAAGAATATTTTGATCCAGCAAGGTAGGAGATTATGGCTTCACAAAATAAAAAGAAAGTACAGAAAGTAATTAAAGGTTTAAAGAAAGCCTCTAAGTCACATGTTAAACAGGCTAAGACTTTATCTTCTTTAAAACTTAATAAGGGTGGTTCTACTGTAAACAAAGCAGGTAACTACACTAAACCTGCTATGCGTAAAAGACAGTTCCAACGTATCAAAGCAGGTAGCAAAGGTGGTGGTTCTGGACAGTGGAGTGCTAGGAAAGCGCAAATGCTTGCGTCAGCTTATAAGAAAGCTGGCGGTGGGTACAAGAGTTAATGCCACCACGTAACCATAGGGACTGGACAAAAACACCCAAGGTAGAATATATAAACTCTCTTATATACTCTGACCACTATTTGTATGAGCAGGAACTAGAGAATATCTTTTCTAAGGTATGGGTTCCTATGTGCCATTCTAGTGAGATGCCCAACTTGGGTGACTTTAGAAAAACGCAGATAGCATTAAAAAATGTTGTAGCTATACGCTTTGAGGATAATAAGGTCAGAACCTTTCTTACCGATAGCGTAAAGTCTCCTGCAGGGAATAACCTTGCGCTAACCTATCATTCAGGTAAATGGACAGAATTGCCATGTGAAGTAAAGCACGGTGGTATGATCTGGACTACCCTAGATACAAACAATCCTAAAACAGTGGATGAGTGGACAGCAGGTGCATTTGATTGCATAGCAGATGCAATAGATGCAGAAGAAATGGAAGTGTTCCACTATCACAAAGCCGTAATAGATACAAACTACAAACTGTGGCATGACACAAATAGTGAGTTCTACCACGACTTTATGCATTACTTTAATCGTGTGTCAGGATTCAACGATGAATATTTTGCTAGAAAAAATATACCGTTTGATAACGGACACGTCAACGTCAGTAGTTTCACAGTTAACTATGAGGAATACGATGGCTTTGAGGATAGAGGAGAGCTTAGTTTCCCTAACCTCCCTCCCAATCAATGGTATATGGTTGACCTTTTCCCCGGATTTAATTTTAATCTACGGGGTAGTGCTTATAGAAGCGATAGCGTTACACCTCTTGGGCCAAACAAAGTTCTTATTGAGTTTAGAGGATATGGTCTCAAGAAAGATACGCCAGAGGAAAGACAGACACGTATTAAGCACCATAACTCCATATGGGGGCCATTCGGTAGAAACTTACACGAAGACCTTATCGGTGTAGCTGGTCAGGGTACAACAATGCGTGAAGGTACAGAGCCACGTAATATTCTACATGGCAGACATGAGAATAGAACAATACACGATGAAGTAGGAATGAGACACTACTATGCAGAGTGGAGCAAATGGATGGGCGTTGAAGCGAGTAATCCAAGGATGGCTGCATAAGATGGCTGATGAAAATAAAAAGCCTATATCTGTAGGCATTAACGAAAACAGTTTTGAACTTATACTGCGTATACTAGGGAATGAGTTTATCGCTATACGTATAGGGTCAACAAACTTTAGTGGCAAACTAATAGCAGGTAGCATACTCTTGTTGTTCTTTACGTTTATGCTGCTAGAGGTATTTGGATTATCTAGGATACTAGGTATTGAATAATGGCTACAAAGCTGAACGAGAATACCGAAGTTGCGTTACCGTTACGTAACATAATAAGTATGGTGGCTGCTGCCAGCGTAGCGACATGGGCATATTTTGGCATCATAGAACGCCTGAATCAGATAGAAACAAACATCACAATGATGGAAGCTGATCTGGGGCAGAATACAGAGTTCCGTATAAAGTGGCCCAGAGGTGAGATGGGTAGTCTCCCAGCAGACAGCGAACAGTTCATGTTGATAGAGCATCTGTCAAATCAGTTAGATGATTTGTCTACGCAGATAGATGAGGGCAAAGCCCCATACGATCAACAGCAGAAACTGACATTAGAGTTTTATGAAAAGCGATTAAATGCATTAGAAGAAAATTTAGAGAAGATGAGAAATGGAAATAATTAAAACCATAACTCTTATACTGTACATGGGTGGTGATGTAACAGAACATACAGCTTTTGAAAAAATATCTAAGTGTTTAAAAGCTAAAAGAACCATAGAAAGGAACTTGTATAAAAAAAGCCAAACAGTAAGATATTCTTGTGAAAATAAAACAGTAGAAATATCTAAGAATGATGATGGCTCAAACTATATAGTTCGTATAGTAGAATGATAGAGTTTGTTCTTGTAGTATATATGGGGTCGCAGATAATTAACCAGACTCAAACTTTTGAGGATATGGATAAGTGTTTATACTTTGCGACTAAACTTTCCCGACAACCAGCCATATATACGAAGGAAAATGAACGTAAGAAGATAACGGCAATATGCAAACCAATCAACAAAACATGAGGCATAATAGAGATGATTGCAGAGACACTCGCAGGTATAGCACTTGTGAAGAGTGCCGTAGATGGTATTAAAGGTGCTATTAACACTGCCAACGATATAAGTGACATAGCTGGACATATAGATAATCTATTTGCTGGCGAAAAACAAATACAACAGGAACGTGCTAAGAAAGCTGGCGTAGGTATTACAGATCAGTTTGGTGTAAGCAATGTAGCACGTGACGTTATTGATGCTAAGATAGCAGCAGAAAAAATGCAAGAGATTGCATCTATGATTGACATGAGATTTGGTCATGGTACGTGGAAGGGTATACTAGCTGAAAGGCAAAAGCGTATACAAGAAGCTAGAGAAGCTGCGTTAAAAGCAAAACGAGAAGCAGCACAACGGCATAGTGAAATGATGGAGCAAGTTAAAATGGCTGCTCTTATAACTGCTATTGCTGTTGCGGGATTTTCATTTTTCTTATTTGCAGTGTTTTCTTCTTTTTAACTTGACAAATAAAACAGATAATGGTATAACTTATTCATGGCATTAAAACAATCACAAAAGAGTTTAAAAAACTGGACTAAACAAAAGTGGAGAACCAAGAGTGGCAAACCTTCCACCCAAGGATCAAAAGCCACGGGTGAACGCTATTTACCGACATCAGCGATTAAGTCCCTTACGCCATCGGAATATGCAGCGACATCTCGTGCTAAAAGAAAAGGAACTCGTGCTGGTAAGCAGTTCGTCAGCCAGCCTAAAAAAATACAAAAGAAAACAGCACAGTTCAGACGGGGAGGATAATGCTTAATTTACTTATTGGACCTATTGCAGAAATAGCTGGCACATGGATGTCAGGCAAAGTAGAACAGACGAAAGCTAATGCACAGACTAAAGTAGCTAAAGCACAAGCCGAAGCTGTGGTTATGCAGAAGAAAGCTACAGGTGAGATTGACTGGGACTTGGAAATGGCTAAAGGGTCAGCTAACTCGTGGAAAGACGAGTGGCTTACCATACTTTTTAGTATTCCCCTTATCTTAGCATTTGTACCCGGCATGGAAGATGTAGTAGCAAATGGTTTCGCAAGACTCAACGAGATGCCAGAATGGTATCAATATAGTTTAGGTGTAATTGTGGCAGCAAGTTTTGGAGTTCGCAGTGCCACTAAGTTCTTTGGTAAGAAATGACATATACAATGGAGAAAATATTAGCATGGCGAATCCTTCCAAGACTAATGATGCTGGCAATGACACTGATGAGCTATCAAGTGGTACAGTGGTTTATGGCTCTAGGTGCGAGTGCAACGACCCAGCAAACTGCATTTGTATCGACGGTTGTAGGGGCTATGACGGGGGCTTTTGCTGTGTGGATGGGTCACGAGTCTAACAGCACCGTAGAACCTAAGTCACGTGGCTCACAAAGAAAATAAAAGTCCGTGCAAAGGAATTTGTGTACTGGATAAAGAAAGAGTTAGATGTATCGGATGTGGTCGAACCATTGATGAAATAATTAGCTGGGGTAAAAAGAAATGAAATACAACCGACACGACCTAATAGAAAAACTAATAGTTAGCGAAGGTTTAAAGCTACAGGTATATAAAGATACATTAGGAATTGATACAATTGGTATCGGACGAAACCTAGAAGACCGTGGTATTACGCAACAAGAGTTGGATGACTTAGATATACCATCTATTGACCACGTTTATGAATGGGGAATAACCGAAGCTGATGCGGTCTATCTAGCAGAGAATGACGTACAGATAGTCGAAGAGGAACTGGTACGTGCGCACCCTTGCGTGGACAGTCTGGACGCTGTACGTCAGCTTATTGTCATAGACATGGCGTTTAATATGGGTGTACCTAGACTGAATAAGTTTAAGAATATGTGGGCAGCTATCCATGCAGAGGACTACCCAACTGCAGCAAAAGAGATGCTAGATAGTAGGTGGGCTAGGCAGGTAAAAGGCAGAGCTACTAAGTTAGCTAATGCTATGCATAACGGAGAGTTTTAAATGGGTGCTAAAACTTATAAATCAAGTTATCAAGGTGAAGGTGGTATTTATAAAGCCAGCAGTAAAAGTTCAGGTCAAACATACAAGGGAAAGAAAAAGAAAGAAACAAAATTCCTTGACCCTTATAGAATAGTAAATCTTATTAAAAAGGCATTAGATTAATGACAAGACAACTCACCGAAAAACAACAGACACTACTTAACGTACTCTTTGAAGAAGCTGGCGGTGATTTAGTGCAAGCAAAAAAGATGGCAGGATATGCTGACACTTCTAGTACTTCAGAAATTGTTAAAGGTCTTAAAGAAGAGATACTTGAGGCTACTCAAATGTACATGGCACGTAATGCGCCGAAAGCAGCGATGGCTATGGTAGGTGGGTTGTATGACCCAACTGAACTAGGTATACGTGATAAGATGGCTGCAGCTAAAGAACTGCTTGACCGCACAGGTTTGGTTAAGACTGAGAAGATGCACGTAGAGGCAACAGGTGGTGTTATGCTTATGCCACCTAAAGCTGTAGTGGAAGATGATGACTAGAAGCATAGGCAAGTGGAAACTACCACAGCCAACAGATATTAAAGAACAGAACGAGTGGGTAGCTATACCACGTATTGCACGTACAGTACCATTCGGATACAAACAGGATGAAGCAGACCCCGACCTACTGCAACCTATACAGATTGAATTAGATTTACTTGAGAAAGCAAGAAGCCACGTAAATCAATACAGTTATCGTGAAGTAGCTAACTGGCTTAGTACACAGACAGGCCGCTACATATCTCATGTAGGGTTAAGGAAAAGGTTAGCGAATGAACGAAGACGTAAGAACCAAGCTACGAGCATCCGCAAGTGGGCAGAATATGCGGAAAAGGCAATCGCCAAAGCGAAAGCCCTTGAAGAAGAAAGAACAGGCTCAAGAGCCAGCAGTTGAAATAAAGTCTGTAGAGTATGAAACACAAGCTATAGAAGAAACAGCTAATATACTCTTTAAACCTAATCCCGGTCCACAGACTGATTTCTTAGCAGCTAGTGAACGAGAGGTGTTATATGGTGGAAGTGCTGGCGGTGGTAAATCCTATGCTATGCTCTCTGACCCATTACGCTACATGGGGCATCCCGCATTTAGTGGGTTGCTTTTGCGACATACAACTGAGGAGTTAAGAGAACTCGTATTCAAGTCGCAGGAGTTATACCCAAAAATCTGGCCCGGTATTAAGTGGTCAGAAAGAAAGATGCAGTGGACTGCGCCATCTGGTGCAAGGTTGTGGATGTCTTATCTTGATAGGGATGATGATGTCTTGCGTTATCAGGGTCTAGCGTTTAGCTGGATAGGATTTGACGAGTTAACACAATGGGCCACACCATACGCATGGAACTATATGCGGTCTCGTCTTAGGTCCACTGCACCCGATTTGCCAATTTATATGAGGGCTACGACCAACCCCGGCGGTAGAGGTCATCATTGGGTTAAGAAAATGTTTATTGACCCCGCCCCTTATAATAGAGCCTACGATGCAACCGATATTGAAACAGGAGAAGTTCTTAGATACCCAGCAGGACACCCAAAGGCTGGAAGACCTTTATACAAAAGACGATTTATACCCGCAAGACTTTCTGATAATCCATACCTTGCGGAATCAGGTGATTACGAAGCCATGCTACTCTCAATGCCAGAGCAGCAACGAAGACAACTCCTTGACGGAGATTGGGATATTAAAGAAGGTGCGGCTTTTACGGAATTTGACCGTAATATTCATGTCGTTGAGCCTTTTAATATACCTAATAACTGGGTTAAGTTTAGGGCTTGCGATTACGGTTACGGTAGTAAGTCTGGTGTTATCTGGTTTGCTGTTGCACCTGATGAACAGCTTGTTGTATATAGAGAACTATACGTTAGTAAAGTCCTTGCCACAGATTTGGCAGATATGATATTAGAGGCCGAAGCTGGTGATGGAAATATTAAGTATGGCGTTCTGGACAGTTCTCTTTGGCACAAGCGGGGTGATACTGGTCCTTCTCTTGCTGAACAGATGATTAGTAAAGGATGCAGATGGAGACCGTCAGATAGAAGTCGTGGTAGTCGTGTAGCTGGTAAAAACGAAATACACAGACGATTACAGGTAGACGAATTTACAGAGGAGCCTAGACTTGTTTTCTTTAATTCTTGCACAAATACCATCTCACAAATACCCGCCATACCGTTGGATAAGAAAAACCCCGAAGACGTGGATACAAATTCTGAAGACCATTTGTATGATGCGTTAAGGTATGGTATAATGAGTAGACCACGATTTAGTATATTTGATTACGACCCAATGGGTAGACCCGGTGGCGGTATGCCAGTTGCTGATGCAACCTTTGGATACTAAGGAAAAACAATATGGCTGAAGATGAAATTATGATTGAAGACAATGCTATTGCATTAGAAGATAGTGATGATACGTCTGTTTCTGATGTAGATATAAGTAGTATAATTCCTTTTGTATTAGATCGCTACAAACGATCTGAAGATTATCGTTATGACGATGAACAGCGTTGGTTAAAATCCTATCGTAATTATCGTGGTTTATATGGACCAGATGTTCAGTTTACTGAATCAGAAAAATCTCGTGTATTTATTAAAGTAACAAAAACCAAAACGCTGGCAGCTTATGGACAAATTATTGATGTCTTATTTGCTAATCAGCGTTTTCCTTTATCTATTGAACCTACAGAATTACCAGAAGGAGTTGTTGCTGATGTACATTTTGACCCTAAAGAACCAGAACAACTGCGTAGTGAAACTGCTCTTTCCAGTCCCTACGGTTTTTCAGGTGACGGCAAAGACCTACCGCCGGGAGCAACAGCGAAGTCCCTACAAGAAAAACTTGGGGTGTTGGAAAGCAAACTGGAACCAGTTTCTGACAAGTTAAAAGAAGGTCCGGGTAAAACACCAACAGCTATTGCATTTAGTCCTGCTTTAATTGCAGCAAAGAAAATGCAAAAAAAGATACATGACCAATTAGAAGAGTCTGGTGCAACTAAACATTTACGTAATGCTGCATTTGAAATGTCTTTATTTGGAACTGGTGTTATAAAAGGACCATTTGCAGTAGATAAAGAGTATCCTAATTGGGATGATAACGGTGAGTATGATCCTCTATTTAAAACAATACCGCAAGTAAATCATGTATCTGTTTGGAATTTTTATCCTGATCCAGATGCAAATAATATGGATGAGGCGCAGTTTGTAATTGAACGACATAAAATGTCACGTACACAATTGCGTAATTTAAAGAAGCGTCCATATTTTCGTGGCGAAGTTATTAATGAAGTTATTGCTATGGGTGAAAACTATACTAAGCAATACTGGGAAGATGATTTGTCCGACTATGCACCAGAGCATGGTGTAGACCGTTTTGAAGTTCTTGAATATTGGGGTATGGTTGATACTGAATTATTAGAAGAACAAGGTATTACTATACCAAACGAGTTACAAGAGTTTGATGAATTACAAGCGAATGTTTGGATATGTAACAACAAACTATTGCGTATGGTGCTTAATCCATTTAAGCCATCTAAGATTCCATACTCTGCTGCACCATATGAATTAAATCCATATTCATTTTTTGGTGTAGGCATTGCTGAAAACATGGATGATACGCAGACATTAATGAATGGCTTTATGCGTATGGCTGTAGACAACGCTGTGTTGTCAGGTAATTTGATCGTAGAAGTAGATGAAACTAATCTAGTTCCGGGTCAAGACTTGTCATTATATCCGGGCAAAGTATTTCGTAGACAAGGTGGCGCACCGGGACAGGCAATCTTTGGTACTAAATTTCCAAATGTGTCATCAGAAAATATGATGTTATTTGATAAGGCACGTGTACTTGCAGATGAAAGCACAGGTTTTCCTTCATTCGCACATGGACAGACAGGTGTATCTGGTGTAGGACGAACTGCTTCTGGTATTTCTATGCTTATGGGTGCTGCTCAAGGCAGTACTAAAACAGTTATTAAAAATGTAGATGATTATCTTTTACGACCATTAGGCGAAGGTTTCTTTCGTTTTAATATGCAGTTTGATTTTGATCCACAAATTAAAGGTGATTTAGAAGTTAAGGCACGTGGAACAGAAAGCCTAATGGCTAATGAAGTGCGTAGCCAAAGATTAATGCAATTCTTGCAAGTTGCAAGTAATCCTGCACTTGCACCCTTTGCTAAGTTTCAATATGTAATCCGTGAGATTGCAAAGTCTATGGACTTAGACCCTGACAAAGTAACCAACAATATGGATGAAGCCGCATTACAAGCTGAAATTATGAAACAGTTTCAACAACCAGCAGGACCAGAAAGTGCAGCACCTGCCGGTGCTAACCCAATGGACCCAACAGGTGCAGGTGGCGGCAATATAGGTATGGGGCAAGCTCCTGTACCGGGTGAACAGGGATTTAGTGGAAATGAACAACAACAAGGAAATACTCAGCAAGCTGAAGCCGCTGGTGGGCAACAACCGCCAATGGGACCACTTCAGTAAGTATTTAGATAGTATAATAGATCAGCACCATAAGGTGTTAGAACAATCAGATAGTATGATAATAGTACACAAAGCACAAGGTGCTATAGATGTACTACGTAAGATTAAAAGATTACGTGAGGACGTAGCTAACGCTGAAGGGTGATACCATGTACAAAATGTCAGAACAAATGGAAATGTTTGAACCTGTAGAACGTGGGTTTGATGAAGGTGGTCTTATGGATGAGGGTGGTACTGTAGACCCTGTATCTGGTAATAATGTGCCACCCGGCTCTACGCAAGAAGAAGTTCGTGATGACATTCCTGCACAACTAAGTGAAGGTGAATTTGTTTTTCCTGCTGATGTAGTTCGTTACATTGGTCTTGAAAATCTAATGCGTATGCGTCAAGAAGCAAAACAAGGTCTTGCTCAAATGGATGCTATGGGTCAAATGGGTAATAGTGAAGAAGCTACTATGCCAGATAATTTACCTTTTGATATGTATGATCTTGACATAGAAGAAGACAACAAGTATAATAGTGATTCACTACAAATGAACGTAGGTGGTTATATTCCATTTCAACCCAATCAAGGCCAATCATCTGGATATGTTCCCTACGTAAATCCAACACCTTTTGTTCCACAAACAACTATGCCATATACGGGAACACAATTTACATCACCCACACAAAATACAAACATTCCTACTTTTAGTACTTTTATGGGGTCAGGTTATCAAGGATCAGATTTACGTGCATATATAAATGATGCAGGACAAGTGCAGTATATTCCATTTGTCGATGGCAAACCTCTATATCCAATTCCTGCTGGGTTTAGACCAAAAGGTGATGATCCACAAGCAGAAACTTCAGATACTACTGGCACTACTACACAAACACAAACAGATACAGGTGATGGTGGTGATGGTGGTGATGGTGGTGGTATTGATCCTTCTACTAGTACTGGTGTAGATACAGCTAAAGTTGGTTCTATATCTGAATTACTTAATAACTTTAAAGGATTAATTGGTGGTGGTGATCCTGATGCCCCTAGAGGTAAGTCTGTAGGAGATATTTTTGTATCTGCAGCGGACAAAAATAATTATTTTGGCGGCAGTAAAGATTTTGGATTTGGTAATGAAGCACTTAGAAAAGCCACAGCACAACAGGCGATTTCACAACTGGGTACTTTGGGTTTAACTGGTATAGTTACGGAATTAACTAAAGCTGCAGGACTTACTAATTTTACGGTAAAAGATATTGGAGTAGCTGGCTTTACTGGAATGAATCAAGCATTAAACTCTATGGGTTTAACTAATAGAGGTCAATTAATGAATGATCGTCAAGCTACTTTAGTTGGTCAAGCAATGTCAGCAGCCCATACAGCAGCATTTAGAGGGCAAGATACTCAAGCGGCAATTAATAAAGTGTTGGGTACACAAGAAGCTATTGATATACAGGATAGAGCATATGATGCTATTAAAAATGCGTATGTAGAAAAAGCGGGAGCAAAGGGTACATTTACCGACAGAGACTTTGCTAATGAAATGGCTAGGGTTGAAAGAAGTGCAGTTGCAGATTTAGAGAGAGGTTTTAACAGACAAACATCACGAGACTCAAAACCCGGACAAGCTGCAGATGCTGAGTTTAGAAGTAATGTAGTAACGGACAGGAATGGAAATCCAGTTACTTCAAAAAGAACAGGAAAAAATGTTTTAACTGCTGCTGGAAAAGATAGAAAAGATAAACTTAATGCTATTGCAAATCAAGCTAGGATAAATAAACAACAAGCAAGAAAACGTGCAGAAGAAGCAAAAGCAGCAGAAGCTGAAAGAGACAGGTACAGAAGTGAGTTTACTGCAAGTCAAGATGATGGTGGTTATGACCCCGGTGCTGGCTTTACTGGTGGCGTAGGACTTAGTGAAGGACAAGTTTCAGAATCTGTTTTTAGTGACGAAGGCAATGGACAGGGTGATAATGAAAGCAGTAGCAGCAGTAGCAGCAGTAGCAGCAGCGATGCAGGTGGTGCTTCTGGACTGAGTGGAAGTTATGGTGGCTATGACGATTTTATGAATAAAGGTGGTCTAGCCACACAAATGAAGCGCAGTGGATTAGCTTCTAAAAAATAATCTACAATCAGTTGGCTACTCACTCCCCACACCCGACAGTGTGGCTACGGTGGCCCCAACAAAAGGAAGTACCCAATGGCAGAACAAGCTATTATGGCAGAAGAAATGCAGCCAGAAAAGAAAATTGCATTTGCAAATCGTAAATACACTAATGAAGAAAAAAGAAAACTAGAAGAAGAAGAACTAGAACAAATGATGAAAGAGCAGAAGGGTGAAGTAGCACAAGAAACTGCTGAACCAGAAGAAGCTGAACCTAAAAACGCAGAAGAAAAAACATTTAAGAAGCGTTACTCTGACCTGCGTAGGCATCAACAACAACAGTCTGAAGAGTTTAAAAAGGAGATTGAAGCACTTAAATCTCAACTCAGTCAAGCTACAAAGAAAGAAATGAAACTGCCTAAGTCTGATGAAGACATAGAACAATGGGCAGCAGACTATCCAGATGTAGCAGCTATCGTTGAAACAATTGCTATGAAAAAAGCACGTGA